TGATGATCAGATTGCTGAGGAGAATGTTTGATGCGTGAACTAGGAATTACCGCCCAAGTCGAATGGCTTGAAGCAAAGGATGTGGAGGGGACAGAAGAAGGTCCTCGCACATTCTCAATGCTCGCCTACACGGGTGACAAGATGACGTTGGGAGGATGGGACAAGCCTGTCGTGGTCTCTCTCGAGGGACTTCGGATTACGGCTAAGCCCCGTCCAATCTTGCGTGACCACAACGCCTCCAAGGTGGTTGGTCACACAACTTCTGTCAAAGCAGAGGATGGCATGCTCTATGTGGAGGGTGTCATCTCTGGCGCTGGTCCCGAGGCTGACGAAGTAGTCGCCGCCAGCAAAAAGGGCTTTCCCTGGCAAGCAAGTATCGGTGCGAAGGCACTGGAATACGAGTTCGTCAAGGAAGGCGAGACCACCACGGTCAATGGCCGTGAGGTCGAAGGCCCCTTCTACATGGTGAAGGAGTCTGTCTTAGGAGAGGTGTCTTTCGTTGCGCTCGGTGCGGACGACAACACCTATGCAAAGGTAGCCGCTGAGGCTGCCGGAATTGAGGTTTCTATGTTCTCTGAATGGGTCCAGGCTCAGGGTTTCAACCTGAGCGAACTCACTGACGAGCAGCGTGCCTCGCTTCAAGCGGCTTTCGACGCTGAGCAAAAGAACCTGGCTGCTTCGGCCACTGAGTCCGTCAAGGACGAGGTGACCGGAGACGACCACGTTGCTGCGCTCCGCGCCTCTATGGCTGCCGAAGCGAGTCGGGTTGCTTCCATCAACGCCGCATGCAAGGACAACCTGGAGTTGGCTGCTGAAGCCATCGCTGCTGGTTGGTCAGCCGAAAAGGCTGAACTCGAGGCTCTCCGAGCCGCCCGTCCTGCTGCAACTGCTCCTGCTGCACACACCAGCACCCCTGAGGTGACTGAAGATGTGCTGGCTGCCGCTCTCTCCATGAGCGTTGGCCGTGATGTCCGTAAGGTCGAGGCCGAATTCGGCGAGCGAACCATGGACATTGCAGACAAGTTCCGCAACATTGGTCTCCGCGAACTCTGCGCCCAGACCGCCAAACTCGAAGGCAAGAATGTTCCTGCCGTGTTCGGTGATGGCACTGATGTGATGAACGCTTCGTTCAGCACCATGTCGCTGCCCAACATCCTCGAGAACGTGATGAACAAGACCCTCTTGGACTCCTACGAGGCTCAAGAGATCACCGCTCTTCGCGTTTGCCGTACCGCTTCCGTGTCTGACTTCAAGCAAGTCAAGCGAATGCGATTCCTCGGCACTGGTCGATGGGAACAGGTCGCACCTGATGGCGAACTCCAGTCCGCCAAGGTTGACGAGCAGGCTTACACCAACCAGGCCGAGACCTTCGGGCAGACCATCGCTCTGACCCGTCACGATGTCATCAACGATGACCTCTCGGCCTTCTTGGAGATCCCAACCGAAATGGGTCGCCAAGGTGCTTACGTCATTGACGACATCTTCTTCAACCTGCTCCTCAACGGAACGTCCTCGTTCTTCACTGGGGGCAACGGCAACCTCGTGACCGGCGCTGCTTCAGCGTTCGACATCGAGTCTCTCGGCACTGCCTACGAGACCTTCCGTAAGCAGAAGGCTGGTCCTGGTTCCGATGCTGAAGATCAGCGTCCGATCAACATCCGTCCTTCGACGATTCTCTGCCCCGTTGAACTCGAGATCGCAGTTCAGCAGTTGATGAACTCGCCGATCCTCGGTGCTGACAACGAAAAGGGTACTGCTAACCCGTTCTCCGGTCGGTACAACGTGATCAGCAGCCCGTTGCTGTCTGACTCCTACTACGCCGGTGCTTCCAGCGCGGCTTGGTATCTCATGGCTGATCCTGCTGCTCTGCATGCGTTTGAGTTGTGCTTCCTCAACGGTCGCCAAACTCCGACCATCGAGCGAATTGATCCGCTCAACACCCCGAACCACCTGGTCGGGATGCACTTCCGTGGCTACATCGACGTTGGTGTGGCTCTTGGTGACCCACGCGCAATCGTCAAGTGCAACGGCGTTGACTGAACCGGCTAATGGGGGCGGGGCTTCGGCCCCGTCCCTAAGCCCAAACGAAAGAAGGTCTGTATGACTGCTCAATATGTTGCTGGGGGTGGCCGAATCGACCACAACCCAGTTTCCGCTGTGACCGCTGGCGACACCATCGTTTTCGATAGTGCCGTTCTCGGTGTTTATACCCGTGATTACGCGGCTGGCGAGTTTGCCTCCGCAGCCATCGCTGGTGAGTTCGAGTTCCCGACTTCCGAGGTGTCCATCAACGTGGGTTCAAAGGTTGGTTGGGACGATGCAGCCAAGGAAATCACTGCTGCTGGCGGTGGTGACTTTGACTGTGGCTTCTGTGTGGCTGCCGTCTCTGGTGGCAAGGTCCGAGTGATCCTCGCACCAGGAGTCTGATCGTGAGTGCGCTTCACACTGGCCATGGTGGCCAAATTGAATTCGTTGCTCAGTCTGCTAAGACTGCGGGCGATGTCGAGGTTCTTGAGGATCTCGTCGTTGTCCATGTCCGTGACTGTGCTGTTGGCGACCTCTGTGCTCCGACTTTCTCGGGGAACTTCGAGTTCGCTACCGCTCTTGCTCCCGCTCTCGGTGACACCGTTTACTGGGAGTCCAACGCTGTGGCCCTTCTTGGCTCTCAGAAGTTGGGTTATGTGGTTGCAACGAGCGCGACTCATGTGACTGTTGCTCTTGCTGGTGGTGTTGCTGCTCAATCTGCCTTCATACCTGTTGGCGGCAAGTTTGGCGGCGGACTCAAGTAATGGCTGATCTCCTGAAGCAAGGTGCTGAGTGGCTCGCTGGGCAACTGGCGAGTCACGCAGCACAGCAGTGCGTTTATCACCAGGTCGGCAACCAGTCGGCTATTGGTTATGAATTCTCTGCAACGCTTTCGGAGACCGAGTTCGAGTTCCAAGATGAGGCTGGATATGTCACGAGGTTCCAAACCAGGGACTTCGTGGCTCCGGCAGCAGGTTTTAGAACTCGGTTTGGACCAGCCTTTGAACCGCAGGATGGGGATTGGATTGAAGATGGCGGCAAGAAGTACGAGTTGGTCAAGGCCAACGGGAACCAATGCTTCCGCTTCAACGATTCTCATCGGGTTTCGTATCGCTTCCACACGAAGAGGATTGCATGACACAGCAACGGCCTGACATGAAGTGGGTCAGCCCTTTGTTGACCATCACCCTGGCAGCACTCGCCTTGAGTGTGCAATGGGGTGTTCTTTCGACTCGCCTTACGGGGGTGGAGTCCAGACTTGATGAACTGATCGCTGAGACCCGTATTGCGCGGGAGCAAATGATTGATCTGGAACGTCGGGTCTCAAGACTGGAAGGCATGGCCCAATGAGTCAGGCGGCTTCCATCGCGCAAGCAGTGGTTAGTCACTTGGAACTGTCGAACATCACGTTCGACTCGGAGTTCGTGAACTTTCAACGATCGTGGCTACCTGATGTCTCGGTCGAGGATCTGGCGGAACTGAAGGTGTTTGTCACGCCCCGCACTCAAACGACCACGATGATGACTCGTCGTTCGCTGAGTGACATTCTCCAGATCGACATTTTGATTCAGAAGAAACTCGAGCAAGGGGCTTCTGAGAGTGAGGCTTTGAATGAACTGGACAACCTCGTTGATCTGGTTGAAACCATTCGGAACTACGTCTCAGGGCAGGACTACTTGGGAACTTTCTTCAAGTCTGTCTCCGTCGAGCCATTGGTGGCTCAGGAGCATCTCGAAAGCATGCGTGTCTTCACATCGGTTGTGACGCTCACCTTGCAGGACCAACAGCCCTTCTAATGGGCGAAAGGAAAGTGCTATGGCAATTCGCCTTGGTATGGATGCCTATTTGGCTTACGACCCAAACGGGCTGTCGTCTTTCACGGAAATCCAAAACGTCCGTGACCTCACCCTCACGCTGGAATCTGCTGAAGCAGATGTGACCATTCGCGGAAACGCAGGATGGCGTGCAAACGTCGCCACCCTTCGTGAGGCTTCTGTTGAGTTTGAAATGGTGTGGGACACCGCTGACCAAGCGTTCCAGGACATCATGGACGCTTACATCAACAACACCTCTGTCGGTCTCCGCATCTGGGACCAGCAGACCAACGGTTCTGGCCTCTCGGCGATGTTCACCATCTCCAGCCTGTCCCGTTCGGAATCCCTCGAAGAGGCTCTGACTGCTTCGGTCAGCGCCAAGGTCACCTACGACCTGACCAACCCACCGGAATGGTCTGATGGCTCCAACAACAGTGTGATCGGTGGATCAGGCGCGTAATTGATTTTGTCAACGGGGTGGACAACCAGAAGGAGATGAAGTGGCTCACTTCACAGATAGAAATGGTGTTCGCTGGTCCGTTGATATCACGATCGCGGCGGTCAAGCGCATTCGCAGTTTGACTGGATCCGAC